CACCAAATAATATTTTTATCCATTAACGAAGCAAATCCCTTACTCATTGTTACATGACTCAAACCACACATCTTGCCATAATAAGTAATAGCGTCATGCGAACTAAAACTCTTTCCGTACCTCTCACACAAACACCAAAGTATTATTTTGTCTCGGCTATTTATATCCCGCCTATCCAAATGCGACCTAAACCACTTCCAAACTACCCTTTTCAACTTCGCATAGTTCTCAAACTTCCTCGCCACCGACAAAGCTATCAACCCTGACTCCTC